CCTTTAATCTTGGTTCCGCTAGTCATGCGCCTTGTAGTACTACCTTGATAGATACCCTTGGTCTGCAATTCTTTCATCGTGTCTTTGTAGTTAACTTGTCTCTCTACGCAGTCATCCTTAAACGCCTTAGCTACAATAAACATCTTCTTGGTATCAGGTTCGTATCGGATGATTAGTTCGCCGTACGGTTCTTGTGTTGGTGCAGGAAGCAGTTTAGTGCGAGCGTCCGCTTCGCCGTCTACAACTAACGTGTTACGTATATGTCGGTTGATAAAGTCACCAATGATGCTAGACGGGTCGTCTCTTGGTGCGGTGCTATCTTCCCGTATGTCACGAATCATGCTACATGCCCACTTGTATATAGCCTTCATGTCGTAGTTATGCAGCCCTAACGACTTAGCAATCAAGCCGCCCATGATGTTACATGCAACAACGCCAGACCAGAACCGCTCCCGCTGACTAAGGCGCAACTCTTTGTCAATCTTGGCTTGCACTTCTTTTAACTGCTGTACGGCTTCTTCTTTGTGCCCCACAAGCCACTGCGCATAGATGTCACCTGCGTGCCCATAGTTTTCTAACAGTTGATGGTCAAACATTTGCTTACCATCTTCCATAGATATAGCGTCGCTGTAGCCGATGGTGTACTCAACCAAGCGCATCATCTCGCCGTCTGGGGTGTTCTTTAAGCTACCAAGTTTCTCGTAAAAGCTAGCGTTACCACTGGCTAAAGAGATGTCCTGCCACGTCGTGTTGTTCTTACGTAGTCTATTAGCTCCTGCTTCCTGCCTATTCTTGCCTCGACCTTGTGACATAGCGTAGGTTAAGTCAGAGAACTCCTCGGGCTTCATGTTGGTAATCTCGTCCATCGTGAACGGTAGATTGTTCATAACGCCAAGCATGTGCATACGAGCGTTGATGGTGTCCTTAGGTATAGCTACTAGGTTCGTTGGGTGTCCGTAGACGCTGTTACACATAAACAAAGCAGTGGACTTACCTGAACCTGAGTGCGGGAAGATGACGTTAATGATCGCGCCTTTTAACCCTGTAAACTTAAGTAGAGGTGAGCCAAACGCAGTAAGTGCAGCGAAGGCGTTAGCTTCCAAGCCGGGTCGGGCATACATGTTAAATACTTCTTTCCACTTATCAAGCGTACCCTTAGCCACCATGTGTTGCGCTATGCTTTCGGTATGTGAAGAAGGAGGGCTGTAGTACACCCCGTCGGCAGTGATCTCTCTGTCGCCGATAATAAATTTGCTGTCTGAATCAGCCCAGCCAAACTGCGTTCTCATAAGCTCTGCTCTCCTTGTTAGTTGTATGTCTTTTGCGCAGGATAGTAAAAACCCTACGATATTATCCATCTGGGGGCCACGAGCAAGCACTCCGTTTTGGCCTAAGAACTTCTTTGGTTCGTCTTTACCTGTCAAAGCACTAGCTGCTATTGCAAATTCTTTAACACCATCTCTAGGCAAGTGCAGCCGCATCAACGCCATCTCACCTATCTCTGGGTCTGTCATACGCTTGACTACATACAAGTCGTGTTCATAGATAAGCACAGGGTCATCGTCGCCATTCTCCCTGTAAATGCCACCTGCTTTACCCCGGAAGTACGGGTAAGGAAACGCTGGCACAGTGTAAGAAACTACTTCTTCTTCGTCTTCAACTTCGGCTTCGACCTCATATAAGCCTTGTTCATTTTGCTCGGCTTGCGCTATCTCTTTACCTAGTATGATAGGTGTAGTGATCTTCCCTTTATGTATACAACCTACGCATCCGTCTGGGTTCTCTTTCTCAAACGTCTCGCAGAAGTGGGGGCCACCCTTGCGTTGCAAGTCTTGTACTTTAATCTCAACTTCGTCTGGGTCATATCCGGGATACTTCTCTGACATTTTGTGCGCAGCCGATGCCCCTTCCTCACAGAAAGCCGTGATAGATAAGGCGCTACGCCATAGGTTATAACTAATGGTGTCTTGGTTTTGAAAGCAATGAACTAACTGCTTACATCCTTCACCCTGCGCCGACTTCATCATGATGGTCTTGAACCGGGATATACGGTTGCCCATCAAGGACAAAGTCAAAGCACTGCGCTGTATCTGCCTACGCGGGGCAAACTTCTTCTCCGTAACACCTAGCGTAAGGTGTAGCTCACTAGGCTCACTTACGTTACCCCCTGTACCTATTACAGTAACTGGAGAAGGTGGCGTATCTTTAAAGTTAAGCGTGTTGGGTACGCGCAGTATCCGTGCGGGTTCAAAGCACTTAGGGTCTGCTGTCAAACTATGAATCTTACAAAGCTCAGCCAGACGGTTCATCATCGGCTGCCAACGATCTTTACCTATTACTTCAGTGAACGGCCAGTAAGCATGGATGCCACGGCCTGAGTTAATTATTATGGGTTTGGGTAGCCCGATTGTTTTGCAGAAGCGTTGCAGCTCTTGTAGTCCAGTAGCTTGGTCTATGTAGCCTTCGCCGGATGCGGCCTTATCTTCTCCGCAGTCAATATCCACCCACAATGCTTTGAAGTACTTTGCATTGTCACCTGTGCGGTTATCTCCTGTTTCGTACTTGGCACAGCCAAAGTACACGTCGCGCCCTTCTTCGAGCATGTCCTGTACTAGCTCATCTACCTCTTGTCTAGTCTCTACAAGGTGCTGCCTCGTCTTCTTGTTCTTGATGCCTACCACTGCGTACCACCCCTCGGGGGCAAGTACGGCATCTAAAAGGTCGAAGTCAGCCATTGTCTTATCTCAAGTGAAAAAAAGGGGGAGGATTGCTCCTCCCCAAAGCCGCAGGGTGCGGCGCGAAAAACTTAGTCGTCACTCCACGCGCTTACTACGTCGGCTAAACTCTTAGTCTCAGTAGGTGGCGGTGTAGCTTTCTTTGACGCACGTTTAACTGGCTCTGCAACTTCCTCTTCTTCCTCTTCCACTACTACCTTAGCTTTCTTAGGCGCAGATTCAAAAGACTCTTCGATTTCTTCGCCCTTGTCCACCGCAGTCACGTTGAGCACAATGGCTTTTTGTGTTTCAGGCGACTCAACTGCTATCTCAACTGCTGCTTGTAGGTCTGAGTCACTCGATACAAAGTCAACCGCACGGAACAGCACTGACTGATTGTTGTTGTTCTCGTTGAAATCAACTTCAGTTATTACACCGTCGATGTTCTCACCGTTAGCAATGACATAGTCAAGGTACGCATTGAGTGGGAATACTTGCCCTGCGCCTTTACCAAAGATTGACTTTGATGCCAACTCAAGCTGGTACACATCGCCGTGGTTATTACCACCTACTTCATCAGGCAGAATAACTGCTACACGACGTTTGAATCGGCAAGCACGGGAGTCAGCTTGGCCTGAACCTTTGATGTTCTGTGGGCAGGTTTCGCATGTCTTACCTTGTGGGGTCTTGATGCTGGCATCTGGTTTGTTGCCATCGTTTGACCAGCAGTCAGGTGCAGTTGCTTCCGCGTTAGGGTCGTATGCTTTAGCGTAGAACGTACGCTGCACACTAGGGGCAACACCAACTAACACCACTCGTAATGGCGATTTGAGTTTACCTGCTGTATCGCCGTTAACTACACGAACGAACATACCGTTACGTGGAGAGATGCGTTTAAGTTTGCTACCACCCTTCATCAATGACTGAGTCAATGCACTGGGGGCTTTCTTACCTGATACCGCTAGGTCACGGTTCTTGAAAATGGAAACTTCGTTTGTCATTTGTTGCTTCTCCTTACGGTGATTTTGTACTGACTATCCAACAACATACCCGGTGGGAATTTGTCGGGGTTCTCTTCAAGGTACTGCTTCATATTTGTTTGATGTAAACGACGTTCAAGCAAACCATACGCATCGTTGTCTTTAACGAAGTTGTACATCGAGTCCCAATCGTTAGTCCAATAGCGAGTTGCCACTCTGCGCATTACTGTACCTGCTTGGGTCTTAATACTATCGGCTTCGGTGTCTTTGCATATATCCAACAACTTAGCTTCGATTACATCCATCTGTGCTTCTAACTTCTTATCTTCTTCTTCATACTTTGATTTAAGCTCTGATCTTGCATCGCGTATCTTCAAATAAATTTGAGACAGCTTACCCACTGACAAGTCATCCATAGCCCCTCCTAGTACGTGTACTTAGGAGCGCAGGTAACGTCAGTAACAACGTCAGTAGTTCTGCCTGATATTTTTTGTTTAGCCATGATGACTACTGCGCGAGTGCGGTTTACTTCGCATTCATTAATAGCCATGATGACTTCGTTGCGGCTCATACCACGAATCTCTTTATCTACTATGAGACTAGAGTTTGGTAGTTCAGAGGTAGTAGAACATCCCGTCATTGCGAGCGGAATGATAAGTAGTAATTTGTTCATGTTTAGCTCCTTCGGTTAATAAAAGTACGGGGTCACTAAGGTAAAGGAAACTCTTGTCAAAGCCCTAGCCCCCGCTGCGGGTGTTATGTGCGCCACCTCCCGCTGGGCTATTTTGAATCTATCTCTTGCTTATACAACTCAATTATTTTGTTATGGTTTGTTATGTTACCTCGAAGCATGTTGTACATTCGTCGTTCGACTTCACTACCTTTTATATGCACAACAGTCATCGTATTCTTTTGTCCGGGTCTGTCAATACGTGCGTTCGCCTGAAGATAGGTTTCAACACTAGTGACAGGTGCGTACCAGATTACTACATTTGCTGCGGTTAGTGTCAACCCATGTGATGCAGCTTGAGGTTGAATTATTAAAACTTTAGGTTCTACTTCAGATTGAAACTTCTGAATAATCTCATGCCGTCTATTAACTGTTACTTGTCCGCTAATAACTTCAGACGTAATGCCTGACTTAGTCAGGTGGGCTTTCAATAAAGCTATCGTGTGAGTGAACGGCACAAACACCAA